GAATTTGAGCGCATGCTCAACGCGGTAGGCAAGGGGGACTGGCTCACTCTAGCTAACAGATACGAAATGCTATTCGCCACGTACATTCAGAAACGCGGCCAGGTCGATAAACCTGGGAAGATAAGGAAAGTCTTCGATCTGGAGTACGCTCTGTCCGGCGGCAGGAAGGGTGAACCTTTTCCTACCGACAAAAGAGTAGTGCTACACGGACGTGAATGGACTGACTTTTCAGCTATTCGAGCTCGTGTGGTGCACGCTGGACCTTGGACTATCAATTGCTTCTTGCAGATGGTAGCCACGTCCGCAATGCAGTCCATGTTTCTTAGGTTTCCTAAGACGTTCCACATCAACACCGCAGAGCAAATAAAATCCATCGTAGATGGTAAGTATATATTTTGCTCTGACGTGACCGAATACGATCGCAGCATGTCCAAGGACGCCATTCTAGTGGCACATGACGTGATGAGAGAGTATTGGGACGAAAGGATAGTAGACGCTTCTTGGCGGCTATTTACATCTCCGTACTACGCTAAGCCCCTTGAACTGGACGGCAAGCAAGGCACGTGGGTGAAAGATCCTACTGATTGGAACGACGAATTGTTCGCCGGCAACCGAAGCGGACACGCCTTAACGTCTCTGATCGCCAAAGGAAACAAGGTGATAGAGAGTCTTTTCATCATCGATGGCATCTACCCTGTGTTGGGAAGAGTCGGTCGTTTCCTTAACCACGACATGCCCATGTCCTTGGTTAACAACGGCGATGACGAAATTGCGACTGCAACTCAGAAAGCCGATATGGATAGATTTAAACGTCTCAGGCTCGATAAAACCAAAGGTCACTACGTAGTAGAGGCAGAGGTGGGAAACGGTTACTCCGGCATGCTTTTAACTAAGCCAGGTCCGGAATTAGTCTACTTCCCTCAAGCCAGGGTCCACTCGTCTCTGGAGAAGATGTGGATTCCCGAAAGATCAATCGGTGGACATCACAGACAGTACTGGCCCATCGGCATGATGGACAGGATAGCAAATTTGACTCGGACTGACGTAGGACGCGAGGCCTGGAGCATTACTCTTTCGAATTATCGTAAGACGCTCCAACCCATTCATGGCGATCTCAACGAGATTCTCACGAACGCTGTCTCACGTATGGACATAAACATAGACGGTCTCAGTGCTATAGACCGGGACGTGTTATCCGACCACGGGAAAATCCATCACAAGTACCTTCCGGAGGAAGTATCGGAAGAGACTATGAACAAAGTAAGTTCGAAGATCCCAATCGAGCGCACTGACACAATCCTTCAGAAGTATTATCGAGGCCATATAGCCTGAGGTTACTATGAGTTATCAGAAGCTTAGTTCCAGTCCTGACGCACACGCCAAACGCGTTGCAATTCTCAAACATGCGCATGAATCTGTGGGCCAACGACGTGCTGAAGTTGTGTCCATTCTCAATGGCATGGGCGATAAGTTCGCTTTGGCTATCAAGTTTGGTCGTGGAGTCGGCCGACTCACCGCCAAGGGGCAGGTTTTCTCCGAACCCGAATCCGCCGATACCGACGAAGCGGTGGCAGCCACGATCGTAAAAGGCATGACTCTGGCCGATGAGCTGCGATCCGACATTCTTGGTTCGGTTCCAGGTAACAAGATGATTGGGAAACTGATCATGCCTTGTGGGGTGTGTTTGATTGTAGGCCCCGGTGGCGTTGGCAAGTCGCCACTCGCACAGATGCTCGCTCGATCCTCGACCGATAACTTCGGCATCGTGCGTATCGGCGAACCTCTGTCCGGGTACAGTTCATCCGAGAAACAGTCCGCAACGGACATCGCGTTCGGCATGATCGACTCGTCCGACCTGGTTGTCGACTCCATCAAAGACCTTCTGGCCGGCGGTGGCGCTGCGATGAAATCGGGCATCTCTCGGGAAAGTTTGACCGCTCTTTCCGAATGGTCGTCATTGGCATGCGATATGGGGACTACTTTGTATGTTCCTGTCAACCCGTCTTCCCCTGATAAGGAGGTACTGGAACTACTGGCCGAGGCGGCCCGCTCTAACGCCACCTCCACCTTGATCTACGCTGGCGGCAGCCAGTGGACGTATCTCGGTCGCACCGGTGAGGGGCTTGATCGTGTCAAGACAACGATCTCGTTCGACGCGAATAGGCTGTCGGTTGACAACGCCGACGTTGAAGCCGTAAGCGAAAGCCGCGTTGGCGAAGTCATCATCGCGTCCGTCAACAACTACCACGGTGCTCTGCGCCGTGCCATCGTAAGCGTTAAGGAATAATCATGGCTCGCAAAGAAAC